GCATAGGTTTAACCTCTGGTTGCTCGTTGGTGGTGGACTGGACGGCTGCCCCGTCCATATTGATGCGGGCCGCGTTGCCTGCGCGAGCGCGGTCCACAATTGCTAGGTGGTTGTACTTGATGTTGATCTGGCGAGCGTCATACGGTTGGCCGTTGTACTCGCCTGATTCTGGGATGGTTTCGCACTCATAGCCCAGCGACAGCTCGCGCCGCCCACCTGATACCGACTCGATAGCCCGGCGGTGTGTGATCGTGAACGGCACCAGGATATGCTTGCCGTCGATCTGGCTATTCTCGCCGGTCTGACCAACCGACAGCGCGTCGGCAGTCTCGGCAGTCACCAAGGCGTCGGGATGCTCGTCGGTGACGGGGATCATGGATAGCGTGGCGAGGGATGCCGCGTCGAACACGTCGTCGGGGTGACGAAGCTCGCGCCGGATGCTGCCGTCCGGGTTCATGTACTCGAATACGCCGGTACGGGTTACGATGGCATTGCCACGCAGATAACCCTCTGGCGTAGTCTCCATGCGCCCCTTGATGTTGCCCGCGTCCGCACGCACGACAGCGCCCACGGGCGCGTGCACGTCCGGGGCGACTGGCTGGATAGCTGGTTCGGTGCTCTGCATTGTGGTTATTGTACCACAGGTTTTGTGTGTGTTGTTATTGTACCACAAAAAGAAACCCGCCACGTGGGCGGGTGTGTGTTACGACTTGCTAGAAGTCGTTATTTGGCCTTCGCATAGTCCACTCCGTTTCGTAGCTGGCGACTACAGCGTATCACAACTGATCCAATATCGCAGCCGTGTTTGGCCTCGACGTGCATCGGCAGTTGCTTGAGGCGACCCCATTAGCATGGTAGTATGAGGTTTTCGTCTGGAGGTTATGAACATGCCCGCTAAATTGAGTAACGAAACTATCTACCACGCGCAACGGCTGAACGCCGAAGGTAGCACCCTCAAGGAGTGCGCCCGCATCCTTGGTTGCACCGACGATGGACTCCGAAACCGTATGAAGGCCATGGGCATAAAGCCTATCGTTCACAAGCGAACCAAAAAGATTCTCGATCTTCCAGTCGATAAGATCGCGGCCATGTATCAGGATGGCTACAGCGAAAACGCTATCGCCAAGCACTTCAACGTCGCCAGGACTGCTATCCGCCCAAGACTTATTGAGGCCGGTATTGCCCCACGCACGCAAAGCGAATCCGAATTGCTCAAATGGACTAAGATGACCGAAGAACAGCGAGCTAATCAGGTTAAGGCTGCGCACAAAAGCACTTTTGGCGTACCGAGAAGCGACGCTCAAAAGATCGCCTTGGCCAAAACCAGAGAAAAGGCTATTGCAGACCACCATATCGGCCTTGGTGAACCCGAGTTCCGCGAGTTTCTCACGCGCCGACGCATTCCATTTGTCTACCAAAAGGCTGTCTATAGTTACAACCTCGACTTCGCCATCGGCTCCGTCGCCGTGGAATTGACCAGCGCCCCCGGGCGATACCGAGGGGACAAAAAGCACCTCAACCAACGTACGATAAATCTCCTCGAACGTGGGTACAAAACGCTGGGCGTCGAGTTCGATTGCGTTGAGACTTTGATGGCCTGCGCCGAGGACATAATCGCCCTCGCTCAAGAGATTGATTGCCTTGAATCCGTTGGTCGTCAGTATTGGGTGATTCGGTGTCGCAGACAAGACGTTACCGTCATCAAGAACGATAGAGGCCAGTTCTCCGCTATAAAATCGCCGGTAAAGTACGTCAAAGACTGGCGCGCCATCAACCTTGACTGATCCCGGGAAGCACTGGAAATCGCGACCAGGATGCACATCAGCCCCACCAATGCTGCTACGTTTCTTCCACGTCTTGCCGCCGTCGTCACTGTACACGGTCGGGTCATCCCACCGGCATAGCTTGCCGTTCATGGCGCGGTGCGAGTCCCTAACGCGCTCGTCTCGCGACGTTGACCAGTAGTAGGTATCAATCCCTAGCTCGTTCTGACGGCGCTCTGATAGCTCGCTGTTGAGCTTTGCGGTCTCAGTGCGGGCTATGGTCTTGGCGCGGTTCTTGGATAGGCCGTACTGCTTTTTCAAGTCCTTCTGAATATCCCGAACGCTGCGCCCCTGGCGAACGCCTTCCATCGCCATGCGCGACACGTTGCTATGCGCTTGTTCGGCAACGCTAGACACCAGCGAGGCGTTAGCGGCTGACCATGCCTTTAGCTCGTCATCCAACCACGGCTCGTTTAGGGTCACGTCAATAGCTAGCGTGGTCTTGACTTGCCGGATAAACCCGCTCTGGTTATGACTGCCAACGCGCCCGGCGATCTCGTTGATCTCCTGTTGAGCCTTTCGTGACCGGCCTAGCAGCTTATCCAGTGCCGCACCAAGCGCACGTTGCATCCTATCAACCCACGAGTCCATTCGCACCTCGTCGGCACTGGACTCGATAGCAGGCATGACAGTCTCGGCCACGATCTCGGCATAGTCGTCGATCATCGCCTCGATACGCTTTTCATAGTCGCGCGCAATGCCGATAGGGTCAGGGATAGCAGTGGGCAGGCGTTGCTTGCCGCGCCGGTTGGCTGACTCGACTGCGATCTTGATGGATTCTTTTACGGTCACTGCTTACCCAACCGGATTCTTCCAGCTCTCGGCACCCTCGCGCGCCTCGCTGATCTCGTCGCTGCCGAACACAGCCCATTGAAGGTACAGCGCATCGGTTTCGGCGGTCAGCTTGCGAACCTCGGCCATCTCCTTGTCGGACATCTGCCACAGCGGGTTAAACTGAATCTTCCACGAGTCCGGCTCACGACCACCATACGGTCCAGCCTTCGACAGCATACAGACACGCACCAGGCGCTCTAGGATTGGCCTAAGCACGTAGCTCTGTTGCGTTGCAATCTCGTCGTAGTAGTTGCGAACGTCCGACTCGCCGGTTGCGTTCATGCCGCCGGGTGACTGGCCAAAGAGCTTTGTCATTGGAATGCCGGTGATCGACGATACCTGAATGCGGAACTGGTTGAGCAGGTCGGACAGACCGCTAACCGAACTGGACTGTTTGCTGAACGATTCCCCGTCGGCGTCCATGAGAAGCGTGTTAAGCACCGACCGGCTCATGTCCATGATGTCTAGGCGCTTCTTGACGGCTTCCTCTTGGCCACCTGACAGCATGTCGGTCAGCCCCTTCACGCTCATGACCGTTTGCACGAAGTCCTGAATGATCGAGGCGCTGGCACGGTGCGACGAGTCAAGGTCCATCAACGCCTGCTTAACCGGCTCCAATACCGAGTAGTCCCATCCGTTGTTCTCGACACGCTTGCGCTCGCTAACGGCAAGTCCTGGAATGCGGATAACGCGTGACTCGTGAACATTGAACCCGCCACCCGCGTATGGGGTGATGTAGTAGCTCTCTGGGTGCCCGTACTTGGCTAGCTTTGGGTCGCTATACAGGCTCTTCTGTGTCCAGTTGATCTGCCAACGGTCATAGATGCGGAACCCGTCAATCGACCGCACGTTTCGCTCGTTTAGCGGCTCTGACAGGTCGCGCCCGTCATCCACCAGCATTAACAGCAGCGCACCGCCGAACAGCCGACCGATGGAAAGCGCCTCGGTCACCTTGGGTTGCATGTACAGCTCGTCCATGTACTCGGCTAGCTCTTCGCTGCCGTCATCCGTAGTCGTGAACCATTCGCGAGTCATGTCCTGCGCTGGCAAGTCGATAATCCGGCGTGCTAGGCCTCCGCCAGCGTACAGGTCATCTAGCTCCGGCTGCGTGAACCGCACATGTAGCCCAGGCGTGCCGCGTGTGGTCCGGTCGCCCTTGGTGCCGAATAGCGTGAAGAAGTTTTGCCAGCCGTCTAAGCGCATAGGTGGTGCCGTGGTTGTTTGGTGTTTGGTGCGGTGTGCGTACCAGCAAGGATCAGTTGGTTGCCAAGCTGATACGCCCTTGTCACCACTTCTCTTATTGTACCACGCAACGAAGGAACCCCGCGCTTGGCGGGGCTTTTATTAGGCGTAAACCGTGCTGATTGGAGAGAATCGCCATATTTTGTCGATGTTCTTCCAGTGGTCCTCGGTGCGCTTGGCGCAGTTGTTGTTTACCTTGATAAACTCGCCTGCGCTGCTGGCGAACTTCTCGCCTTCCTTGATTTTGCCAAACTCGATTGCGGTCATGTCTCTGTTCCTCTCTTTTGCGTGTCTATGGGTTAACTATACACACGCGCCCGCCGCCTGTCAAAGCTTATCAACAATCCGCTTCTGCGCTTCCTGTTTCATGCCTTCGTCATGACTGGCGACGTACACCAGGAACCCGGCAACAGCAGACGCTACGGCGCGGTACTCTTCCGGCCCGCCAATCCACGGATAGATGTAGTGAAACATGACAAAGCCAAATGCGATGCCAGCAACGGCGCTCGTGAGGGTGATGGTTGTTTTGGTCATTTTACCTCTCCTTATGGTTCGATTACGGTGTAGCGTGCGATTTTTGGGCTTTCCCAGAAAAACATCCACGCTTCGCCATACCGGATAGATCCGACGTCTTGCTGAATAAGTACGGCTTGTTTTTCATCAACAGGCATCTTCCCGCCGCTCCACTCAATCCAATTCGGACGGGTTGGGCCGGTGTATAGTTTGGCTTGTTCCCAATCAAAGACAGTTGTCTTAAACCAGCTTCCATTAATTCCAACCAACTCAACAGGCCCATGCCATTCTTCGTCATCATCATCACGAACCATAACCAACCGACCGATCATGTCGCCCAAATCTATCTCGGCATTATCTCTACTAGCGGCTTTCCGCTTCAACTCATCCAACTCTTTCTCGATCTCTTCAATTCGTTTCATCACGTCCATATCGTCACCTCTCTTTGTTCGACACCACAAACACTAGCACCGGCTTACATCTGTGTCAAACGTGAGTAGTCAACCCCGTCAGACGGCCCGAGCATATCCGTCACCGCGTCCATCGTCGGGTCTACCTGGTCATCGTGCGTGCCGTTCGGAAACGCGCTG